CAGAGGTATGTGTAAGTAGACATTCTAAGTTTGAGTTTACACAAGGTAAGTGGGATGCTGCTGTCAGCTTTACAATGAATGCTGGGTGTGGTAATTATAGAAGCTCCACGTATTCAAAGACTGGTACTTGTAGCACACTACTGGCGTGGAACAAATACACTGACCCAGTAACTAAGAAGAAGGTAGTTAGCAAGGGTCTTGATAACAGACGTAAGGCGGAGTATGCTCTATGCGTGAAGAACTAAAACATTATTCAACACACATCCTGTTACTGGGCTCCATTCTAGACGTTGTAGCGTATACACTAGACGCCACTGGAGATTACTTACTACTTAGTGGCGCAGTTAAGGTGTTGGCCCTTATCGCCAAGTTTATCCCACAGGGGTTGGCCAATGAACCAAAGTCTAATTAAGCTGGCCTTGCTATTCCTTGCTTTATCATTTAGTATGTTTAGTGGATATTGGCTTCGTGGCGTCCTTGAAGAGAACAAACAGCTCAACAACTATCTAGCCAAGGCTGGGGAGGCGTTTGTTTTACAGGGTCAAGTGTACGAGGCCAATACTAAATTGGTTGCTGTAGAGGAAGAGGCCAAACAACTTCGTAAGCGTAAGTTTGATAAAGCTGTGGTGAAATATGTTGAAACTATTGGCACTACTAAGTGCTTGTCTTCTCCTGAGTTCGTGCAGCTCTACAACTCAACCGTACCAACTACCGACACCCCCAAGTAGTGCTATGGCCCCGCTGGGTGAATGGGAGTTGATGTTGGAGACAAACACAGAGCTAGAGAATGCCCAAATGTTTGGGCGTAACCAAGAGCTATCTAGGGAGTGGCGTTCAAAGGCCACGGCCCTTCAAGACTACGTAAGGAAAATACGTGAGCAAAATTGATTTAGACCCAATCACCTCAGGATACAACCTATCCAAGATAAATGCCAACTTCCAAAAGGTAGAGGACGAGCTTAACAACAAAATACTATATAGGGACTCCCCTGCTGGAGAGCCTAACAGCATGTCGTCCAATTTAGACATGAACAGTCGGGCTATCCTGAATGCAAATAAAATCTCTAGCAATGTTCTTGAGCTTGGAGGGGTGCAAGTTGTCCCAACCAGTTTGGCTACAGACCCTTATAACGGGACAAGAGAGGCGTTGCGCCGCAGCTATGCAGAGGCGGGTTATAACCTAGTCGATGGTAGTTTTGAGGCGGGTGGCACTATTAGAAACGCCAACGATGTGCTGCTGCAAGAACGCACCGGCAAGGCGTTCTCTGGCCCAGCAGGGACATATCCGGCTGGAACAAGCACCGCTGGATTTATTGATGTAAGTAATGCCGTGAACACTGCACTTAAAACGATTAACGACCTCAGGCTTTTTTCTGGTGCGTTTGACGGTGCCATCATGTCAGTGTTGGGGCATAGTGCCACTACTCCAATCGAGGTTCCAGCCCGTTACGTATTCAAGGCTAACAGCACCAAATTAGATAATGACGGCACCTACATCAGGCCATCCGTTGGTGCCGGGTGCTGGGAGATGATCATCGAAAACGATGAGATTGATGTGCGCTGGTTTGGTGCTGTAGGTGACGGGGTTACTGACGACGTTCCGGCGATAACAAAATGCAGACGCTGGATGGCAGAAGTTGTTTTCGCACGGAGGATAACAATGGTGTTCGGTGGAGGGAGGGATTACTACTTAAACTCCTACGCCAATTACAGACCACACCCGTGGGACGCCTGTATCCACCTTGACACAAATATGTCAGTTAACATTCAGACTGGCTCTAAGTGGACAATCGGGCCGTTCAGAGACCAGAACTACCTGTTAGTGATCTCGTTAGTCGGTGCGACTGGGTGGGACCAAACAAAAAACACCGAAGGAGTCCCAATAGATAGCGTATCGGTGTTTGGTGGTGGTGTTATTGACTTCACTAAATCTGGCAGCATGGACCGCGCGAACCCCACACCAAAGCCTCGAAATTTCCTGGCTATGCTGAACAACTCGAATTTCGAGATGCACGGACTAAAGTTTATTGGTTCTGCAACGCATGGCGATTTGTCTAACGTAGTCGCAAGTCTCCCGTGCAAAACATACGGCAATAAGGCAAGAGTCCATGACTGCGAGTTTGTTGACTTGGTGTGCTCGGCCACAGCGAACTATGACCATTCCACAATTTATATCAACTCCACAGACGCACAAGTGTACGGCAATACCTTTAAAGCTTACTTGCCAAAAAGCAAGCTTGTAGCAAGCGCATGTGAGCTGCACAACAGTGGCGGAAAGTTCTTTAACAACCGAGTTATAAACTACACCAATGCCGCTATAGTGGCGTTCATGGACGCTGAACACCCTGCGTCAATCGACATCGGTAGCGTGGAGGTCTACAGTAACGACATTCGGACTGTACGTGGTATGTGTTACCTGCATTTCGATACTGGCGTATCCGTACATGGGTCTGTGCTTATCCACGACAATGTGTACAAGATGCAACCATATCTTACCTCTGCGGAGCACGCCCAGGTATGGTTTAATTTGCAGTCAAACAGGACCGCCATTACGATATATAACAATGGTGTCACTGGCACTGTGCCTATTGTGGAACGTATAAAAATATACAACAACACCTGCATTGAGAATCAGACGAATTTCAACTATTCAGATTCACAATCAGACACCATTTTCATGGCACACAACAACAATGCTCCTCCTAGAAACATTGAGGTATATGATAACTACATAAAGTTTTCAAAGCTGTTTGGGTACCTTCCGTCTAACACTGTACCTTCAAATAGGAAAATAGTAGGATGGCGATTCCACGACAACACTCTTGACATGGGTTTTGTTGCTGCTGGTAAAACATACTTCAATATGCCCGCTGTGTTCATATTAGATTGTGTGTTTGAGTTCAAAGATCCTGTGAACGCGCCTGCATCCATATCTGCTCCTCTTTTTGTAATTACAAATTCTGATGGGTCTTTCGGTGGAAAGAGTAGAATTACGATAGAAGGCCCTGCCTTCCTCAGGTTGGGTGGCGCAGTTGCGACTATCAGCGACAACTTATTTACCACAGCCTTCGGCACAGAAATTACCGTGCCTGCGACCATCCAGCTGAATTATACTGTGGAGGCTGGTACGAAGTTTGGTTATGTCAAAGTCACCAACGGCAATGCTCCTTATGACAAGAGCGTTACTCCTGGGGTTACGTCAGTCACTCTTCCGAGCTATTCATATGACGGCTCAGTGTTTGACGTGTTCCCTAGGACGTTGGATGCTCCTAACAATTACGGTGCCGCGACAGGTTTAATAAAAACGGTTGCCGCCGGGCCCGCGAGTGGTCTGTTGTTTTCTAGTGGTTACAAGAAGAGGGTTAATGGATGATTATGACCCCGCCTCGGCGGGGTTGTTTTGAGGGCAGTGCAATACCAGTAGGGGCAAGGTCGAAGAATGCAGATTGCCAAACCTTTAATAAACCACAAACCAGCAACAAGGCTTACAGGGCGTTAGATGGACAAAAAACTACTAACAGACACTTCAGGGAAACCACTGACACAAGGGCTTTTCTTGGAGATAGGTTACAGTGATTCTGCACTATACACGCTAAAAGACAATGACCATGAGTATAACGACAAAATACTCCCCTCTATAAAACGCCTCTACCTAGAGATGGAGGACGTCACAGAGTACGAGTTTGCAAACAAGTATTTCCTTGGATGGTCACATTGGCAGCGCATTTGTAATAACAAAGTGTTGCGCAAGTACATTGATGATTGGCGCGTAGAACTTGAATTGAAGCTCAGGGCTCGTGCGGCAAAGCTTATGATTGACCAAGCTTCTGGTGGCAGTTACCAAGCAGTTAAGTGGTTAGCTGATCGTGGCTGGGACGTCAAGAAAGCAGGCAGGCCAACTAAGGAAGATATTGAATCTGAAAAGAAGGCAATGGCTAAGGTAAAGAAAATAGAAGACATGCCACAGCAGGCCAAGGATGTTCGTCAGGCGGCGATGGACGATTTGTTTACCTTTGCTCGGCTGATTAACCCACAGCGTGTTTATGGCGAGATACACAAAGAGGTGTGCAAGTGGTTGCAAAGCAACAACGACCAGAACCAGTTGCTTCTGTTGCCCCGAGCGCACATGAAGAGCCATCTGATTGCTGTGTGGTGTGCTTGGTGGATTACAAAACACCCAGAGACGACAATCCTGTATATCTCTGCCACTGCTGAACTCGCCGAGAAGCAGCTTTACGATATTAAGAATATCCTTACTTCACGCATCTACGCCAGATACTTCCCTGACATGATTAATCCAGAGGAAGGTAAGCGCGAGAAGTGGGCTGTGTCGAAGATAGCTGTAGACCACCCTAAACGTAAGTCTGAGGGCGTTCGTGACTGGACTGTAGCAACTGCTGGCCTTACAACTAACACCACTGGGTGGCACGCTGATGTAATTGTAGCGGATGACGTTGTTGTACCTGATAACGCATACACAGAAGATGGTCGTAAGCGTGTTACTGCTGCCATGTCGCAGATGACCTCAATACGTAATGCAGGTGGCTTCACGAAGGCATGTGGTACCCGTTACCATCCAGCAGACATCTACTACACTTGGAAGAATCAGAAAGCCACTCTGTACGATGAAGAGACTGGCGAAATTACTGGTGAGCGTCCTTTGTGGGACATCAAAGAGCACGTCGTAGAAGAGGATGGACGCTTCCTGTGGCCACGGGAGTCAAGGCCAGACGGAAAGATGTTTGGATTTAACCTCAACATTTTAGCCGGTATCCGTGGAGAATACGAAGACACCACGCAGTATTACGCCCAGTATTACAACAACCCAAACGACCCAGGTTCTGAACGCATCAGTCGAGATAAGTTCCAATACTATGACCAGAGATTTGTGAAACAGGCTGGTGGAGATTGGTTCTTTAAAGACAGGCGGTTAAATGTCTATGCCTCAATCGACTTTGCATTCTCGCTCTCGAAGGCTGCCGACTATA